TGCGCCTTGTCCCGAGCTTCAGATTCCATGTAGGTCGCAAGCAACCCCTGCGCGATTTTGTTAATGCCTTGGCTGACCGGAAAATTTCCCTGGATGCCGTTATAGCTGCCGATTTCCACCGGCGACATAGATTGCTCGCGCAGCATTTCCTGCTGCGTTTTGATGCGATTGCCGCGTCCGCGCATAGCTTCGAGCAGGTCGAGATCGCCGCCAGCTTCCCGAGTTAGGCTGACCGATTGCGGTCCGTATGCCATTAGACCATATCCTTCTGTAGCGCCGCCGCGATTGCCCTCGCCTTCTGGCGCTGCGGCATCTCACCCACTTCTGGGTCGGCAAACGTCCGGGGCTTTACAATAGACGCGGCATCCGGTCCGGCGCTGTCGCGCCCCATCTTTGATAGCGATTTTCCGAAAAAATTCAGCGCACTGGACAGGTCCGCGTCATCGCCCGCAGCCGCCGGTGCGGCATCCTGTGGTGGGTCCCATGTCCCGCTATCGATGATGCTGGTATAGGGCTCACCGCCGGGTGCCGGACTCCCGCCGGGTGCGTCCAACGCAAGCCGCTGTTCGGCAATCACACGTAACTTGTCATTGCCACCGTTGGCCGCCGCAGCCTCCGCGCTGAAAGTGCCGTTTCGCATGTAGTCCCGCGCCCCGGCAGCGCCGAGCAAGTGAGCCAGCGCAAGGCTACCGTTGGTCACCGGCAACCCGTATCCGGTCAGCTGCCGGCCGTTTGCGGCGGACAATTGATCGAACGCAACGCGCTGTTGCTCCGGCGTCGCTTGGGTAATGTCGGCGGGCAACGCCGGGTTGGCGCGCTGCATGGCGGCCCACGTCGGCGCCGTGAACCCAAATTGCCCGTAAGCGCTGGACCTCGACCGATTGTGATAACCGATCCCAGGGTTGTTGCCGCTCTCCATTGGCCCGATCAATTGAGCAAGTGTGTCCCGCCGGTCAACCATCTTAATCTGATCCTTTGCTGGGCAGAATTAGCTTATTCCCAGGCTCTACGCGGTTCCAGTATTCTTGAAGGTTAGGATGCATTTTGACGTTGTGCTTGGATGCCGTGAACTCATATGACCCGTCTGGGTCCTGGGACCATTGGCCCCCTGGAGTTTCCGACGTGTGGTATTGAGACTCCATTGAGAACGTAGGATGGTTTGGTTTTTTATAGGTGTCTGGCAAATGACCATTGCCCGACGCCATAACGCCAGATGAAAAAGCTCCGCGTAAATCGTAATCGTACAAATCTTTTAACACGTCGCGCCCCGTCAATTTTGATTGCTCTTGCATAGATTTTTGAAACTCAATTTCTTGATCTGGCGTGAGAGCGGTATTGAATTTGTCGGTGTACCCCGCATCTTCCTCATTATTGCTCGCGTCAAGTAGATCAAACGCTTGAGAAATGGCCTCCCGTCGGTCAACCATCACGTTTCACCATTTTCCACACCGCCGGCGTCAAATCGTCGAATATCGCATCATAAAGCGCGTTGTCGCCCATCGTCGGATCGTTGCGGCTTTCCAATTGCCCGATTTGGCGAGCGAGCATGTCGCGACGTTCCATGGCTTATTTCCGCATCAGCAGCGAGCCGCCCAGCAACCCCGAGCCAGCCAACCCGAACAACCCAGAGGTCGAAGCGTTATTCCCAGACTGCTCAATGCCGTATCGCTGCGTCGCCGCTTGGTCCGCAGCCTGCGCGCCCTGGAAGATCGGAGGCGGAGCGACCTGGCTGCTTTGATACCCCGCAAACTGCGGCATTTGAATCTGAGAGCCCGACATCAGCCCGGATATTTCGTTCAGCGGCTGATTGCGGAGTTGCGTTTGCTGCGCCAGCGATTGTTGAAGCGCCGTGTTGCCAAATTGAGCGCGCGCCTGCTCCTGATTGAACCGCTGGTTCTGCGCTCCCGAGTCAAGCGACAGCCCCTGCAACGCCGCTTGCGTTTTCGCGTCGTTTTGCTGCTGGCCCTGGATGCGCATCTCGTTGTCGTAAGCCTCGCCACCCGGCACCAGCCCTTGATTGGCGAGGCGTTGGCGCGTGGCGGCGGCTTCCTGCGCCTGTTGCGGCGCCAGGCGCTCCATAATCGCCGCTTGCCCAGTCATGCCCTGGTTGACCGGCGCATCCCCAACGTTCTTTAGCCCCTCCTGGAGCCTCGGCAGATTAGGGTTGAACGGTTGCCTAATAGCTTCGCGGACAGTCCCCAGACCCTGTTCGCCCAGCGCGCTAAGTCCCGATTGCACGCGCTGCTGTGAGTTAAACGCCGCCTGCGCTTCTGGCGTCAGGGTCTGCCGGATAGTGGGCTGATCGCCGCCCTCCCACGTCACAACTTGATTTCCGAGCGGCCCATACGTGTTCGGATTGTTCATCCGGCCCTGGACGCGCGCCGTCTCGACGTTTGCCGCGCCCTGCTCTTTTGCCGCGCCCGCGTAATCCGGCGCCGGGGGGGGACTCGCCTGCTTACCCATATCGCGCCCCTAGAAACCTGCAATTTTCGCGGCGTAGGACCATAAGAATCAAATCCCCATCAGGATGCGCGTCCGGCAACCGCGCTTGTTCCGTAAATCCCATCCGGGCAGCAAGGCGTAGGCTTCTCGAGTTATAGCTGGCGATAGTTACAATAATCTGATCCAATTTGCCAACCACAAACGGATATCGGAAGATCGCCCCCAAAAAGCCCCGGCTTAATGGGGAAACCGCCGCGATGCTCGCCATGGCCGATACCCCGTTCCAGTTGTAAAACACGACGCCCGCCACAATCTCGCCGCCACGCTCAAGCCCGATACTCGCCGACGCCTCGGGATGGTAGAGGCCGCCGACGCGGGCATACACCCAGCGCCCGACGTCGTGCCCAGCGATTATATTCCCGACCATCCGCTTTGATACACAATGTCGGTCGATGTCCATTGGACGTTAATGCCGCGCGTGGAACTGGAAACCGCCATGCTGGCGCAGTAACCGACGCCGTTTACCCCTTGCCAATTATTGGAAATAAGCAAACTTTGACCCCACAACGACAATCCCCAAATGCCAACGCCCCACAACGGAGCAGATGCCGGAACGCTCACCGCTATGGGCACAGTTGGAGCCGCAATATCGAAATCAACATTGATCGTTGCGTTTACGTTTGGCGTGCCATTAGTCAACACGTTCAACCGAGCGCGCGTGTAGTATTTAATTGATCCGCGCGATCCGAAATAGTTAAACGCCTGCAATACTTGCGTATTGATATTGTTGCTACCGTCCTGATAAGTCAATGTCCAGGCTTTCACCACTTTTCCGGCAGTGCCAAAATAGGGCAAATCGTTCAAATTCTCCCAGCAACTGGCCGCCCAGCCGGTAAAACGCGACCATGATTGGGTGTTGGTGTTCATCACAAATTGCTCTTGCGCGGTAACGCTGATCGGAACATTGACGATCAACGCGGAGTTTTGCGCGGAGAACAGTAGTTGCCAGCCGAAAGACGAGCCATACGTTTGTGCCGCTGCCGCAAAAGCGCCGCTGATTTTGTCGGTCACCGCTACCCGAGGATCGAGGCGCGAACTCTGCAACGCCGACGCCAGAGGCACCAACCCGTTCAACGTTAGAATCAGCAAATCGCCGCCGTATTTCATCATGCACCGCGCGCCGATAGGCGTTCCCAACGCCCAAACACCGGCAAGCGCCCATGTTGCTGAACTGGCCGGGTCCGTGCCCCGGTAGACAATCACCTCGCCCTTGCTGGTGATGAACACCAAATTGTCATCGACGCCATACCCGGCGTCGATGGTCCATGCTGCAACCGCCACCAAGTATCCTCCCTGGCGCGCGATAGAGCTTAAATCCAAAACGTTTGCTGCGCCGCCGACTGCCGAGGTCGGCAAATACCACGCTTTGAGCGTCTGTTTTTGCAGAAACCAGACCCGGCTCTTGAACAACGCGACATTGGAAAGACTGGTCGTCGTGACGCCGGTGATAGCAATAGGCGATACAGCCGTAATTGCCGCCCAAGTGGTGCCGTCGTAAAGCAATGGCGCGTCAACGCCGTTGACCGCGTAGATATAGCTGCCTCCGGCCGTGGTGACGTTGGTGTATTCCCAGCGTCCGTTGCTCAGGCCGGTGACAACCGCAGCCCCGACAACGCCTGAAGAGGTAACGTCAAAGATCGAGGACGGCGTATTTGCAATAGCAAACAGCTTGCTGGCCGTGCCGCTGGTATATGCCATCAGCGTCTCAACCGTGCCCGTGATGCCGGTCACGTGATCCGTGTAGCCGCCGCGCAGGTTAACGCTCCCCACGTCGGGGAAGAAATTGACAAGCGCCACGGCATCGTTCGCCGCCATATCCGCCAAGCTGTCGCGAGCATTCCAGCCGCCGACCGGCGCCGACAAACTAACCGCTTTGGCAGCGCGGTTCTGGACTAGCGCGGATGCCCTACGCCGAGCCATAGCCGCTGTCAGGAATGTTGTCGTAGGTAATCAGGACCGACCCAGGGCGAGGCGCAAACGATAGGTTAGCCGCGCTGGTGTCTTGCGCTATCACAATGTCCAGTTCGCGACTGTAATTGCGATACATGGCAGTTGTGTCAAACCCCTTCGCCTCGAAATACTTGAGCTTGGTGGCCAACACCATCAGCCGATCGGGGAAGATGCAGGTATCGCTATCCAGCGTGAAACTATTCTTCAGCGCGTCGGTAGACGACCGGACCCAGGCCAGGCTGCGATATTCGTAGCCTAGCTGCTCGGCATTGGAAAAGCCCGGCCAGATTTGGAAATAGGATTGGAACAAACGCCAACGCAAGCGCGGCCCGGTGCTGATAAAGCCCGACATCAGCCATTCCCACTGCTGCGGAGTTTCCGGCCCGAGCATCTCCCAGTGCTTCGACTTGTCCCACTGCGTGCGTGGTGTGATCGACGCATAATCACTAGGCAGGTCGTATTGCATCTTTTGGAAATAGACGGTCGAAGCCGTTCCCGCCGCCGTGATGTCCTGGTTGAGCGTGACCTGATTCGCGTTGTCCACCGACACGATCATGGCGTTCTGACCGATGCCTTCACCGACGGCTTGATACGTGGTGTCAAGCGCCGCCGTCGTCGGTATGCCGCTGATCGTGCGGGCCGCCGTGGTCCATGTGCCCGTGGTGGTCAGATATTCGGTAGAAAACAGATGTTGCGCCGCCATCGCGCGCCATTCCGCAGCGCGAACCAATTCGTATCCGCAAGCGTTCATCAGCGCCAGAAGCTGCGTAATATCGGCCACGGGATTGCCGACAACCGTTGCGGGCGTCGGAATACCCAGTTCCCCTGTCACCTGCCCCATAAGTTGCAGCATCGTGCTAGACATAAGCTACTCCGCCGTCGTGCGAGGTCGGCCCAACCGTGGCGTCATGCTGGTAATCATTGCCCGCAACTCCGCCAATTCCGCCCGGGTTTTCTCCAACTCAAGAGCGGTTTCCGACATGTTTTGCCGCGCCAGGAACGCCCGCGCCCGCTCGCGCAACCCCGGCCCGCCCATGCCGACGCGCTGGAGCTGAGCGTCACTCGCGCCCGCGACCTGTTCGACGGTGGCGAAATGCAGGATTTGCAACTCGCCCAGCATATGCTCGGTTAGCGCCTCGGGTTGCGCCGCGTTCCAATCTTTCAGGCTGTTGCCGACAGCCGCGTCAGGACTGGTCTGACGCTGGAAATTCAGCCAATGCAGCGGGAAACGCCGCATATGATAATCGCGCGCCGGCGTGTCGATCACGGTCAGATCGTTGCCGGGAACCGCAATGCGGATAAACGGCTCACCGATATACGGCTCGAATTTGTGGCTATAAAATTCCACGCTGAGGTGAGTGTCAGCGGCTGACGTATCGCTATCAAGAGGCATGTGGTGTCTCCGGGTAATTGGTTGCCGCGTTCGCCATCATTGCCGCTACGGCAGGCAGCAGGCCGCGCCCCAAAACGCTGATTGACGCGCCCAGGGCGGCAAGTTGGGTTGACGCCGATTGGAACTCGACCGCCTGGCGCGCCATCCAAGGCGCCGCCGCGAAAGTCCGATCTCCGACCGTGTATAGCTCGGGTTCGTCGTCGTCGTTCTGGTGCTGCTCATAGGCGTGGCCGCAATCGCCTTCGTAGCTGCTGTCAAACCCAAACAACCGAATGTCGCGGAATCCCAGCACATAGGCGATCGACATGCTCAGAATTCCGACCGATGAACCGCCGCCGATTAGGACGCGCTCACGGTCGCACGGAATGTCCGTTAGCCCTGGGAAGCTCGGATGCCAGACAACCAGGTTGTCCGCAGCGTCAAACCTATCGAAGACCGCGCGGTTGCACGTCGATGCGATCAGATAAGTATCCGCTGCCCCCACAAACCCCGCAGCGCCGGGTTGCGCGTCCACCAGCACGAAGTAGTCAGGCACGATGCCCGCGCGCTCTAGCATGGCCCTGGTGCCGTTCATCGAGAACACCGCCGCACCGGCTTTTTGCTCGGCCCGGATGGTTTCTACGAACATGCTCACCGATGGCCCGCCGCCGACCAATAGCGCTGGGTTGCCGGTTGCGTCTTGGTGACGAAGCCACGGGTAATGGAGCGTGCTGGCGAACTCCACATTCGCCAGCACGTCCGTTGCCGCCGTGTTGCAAGCAACCGGAAGCGTTTCGTCAAGGTTGCTCGGCAGGATCACTAGGTGATCTGACCCTGCAAATGCGGACGATCAATCGACACAACCAGCGTCGCGGTCGTGGTAGTGACCGTGGCGAGGTTGGCAGATCGCGCGCCGAGAATCTGCCGTCCGGTAGCAGCGGTCGGCATGATGCTGCCCGCAGTGGCCGACTGATAAACCGCAACCTGCGCGAGCGTCTGCACCGCCGTCTTGGCGATGACAGCCAACCCGCCGATTTGATACCAGCCGAACAGGCCCGCTGTGTTGGCCGACATCGCCACCGCAACAGGCGTACCTAGGCCCGCCGTGTTGGCGCTGAGAGCGGTCTGATAGGTCGTGGCGTTATAGGTCACCAGCGACCCGATTGCCGTGCTGGCAACGCCAACCAGCATAATAAACTCGCCCTCGCCATAGGTGGGATCAACGGCGCGGACAACCTGCCCCAGAGTGTTGGGCGGCGTCGGGATCGCAGACGATCCGTTCGCCATAGTCACGCCAGCATCGGTCTGAGCAATTTGCAGATACCCGATGCGGCTTTCGGTGAAAACATATGCCATGATTTGCTCCTTAGGCGATCAGAACGCCGCAGAATTGCGGACCGCTGGAGGTCAGGTTGCCCGCCCAGCCAATGAGCTTGACCACGGCGTCCTGGTTGACCGCCTGGCGTTCGCCGCCGATAGGAACGAAATTCCGCGCGGCATGAGGCCGGAACATGAGGTATTTGGTATTGAGGAACCACATGTGCGCGGCCGTCGCGGCGCTGCCGACACCACCGTCGAGCACCACGTCGGAGGCCATGCCCGCGCCGTAGTATTTGAGCGACGCGAACCCGGCACCAGCGGAACTGGTTTCGGTAATCCGCTGGATTGCCTGGAGCGACTGTAGATACAGCTTGTAGTAGGTGTTGTCGGTCACGATCAGGTCCGGCTTGTCAGTGCCGCGAATCAACTGCACCGCGAGCGAGTCCATATACGCTTGGATGTTGGTCGCGCTGACCGCCGCGCCGCCGTCGGCAAGGCCGCCGTATTTCACCGACCGCCAGAAACTAAACGTCGCGCGATTGATGCCGCCGTAGGTCCCAGTGGTCGGCGCGTCCGGAACCGCCGCGGCAAGGCCGGTGATGTTCTTGCCGGCATTGCCGGTGCCGTCCAGGTAGATGTCGGAGCCGATGCGGTTCATCAACTGCGCTTCGGACACCTCCATGCGCCCATCGAGCAAATCGATGATCTGCTCCTTGCTGTCGTTCTGCAGCATTTCCAGCCCCGAAATCGACACGGCGGAGGCATACTGCGTGATGCTGAACTGAGCCGCGCTGATCGGGCTGTTCTGCGACACGTCGAGCACTTCATAACCCGAATACGAATTCGTGTTGTTCGTCGTGCTGTCGTTGTACATGATCTCCTGCAAGATCACGTTGCCGCCCGAAAACGTCTTGACGTTGCCGCGCTCCTTGAGGCGCCGCAGCAAGGCGTTGTTGTTCGTCACGTTGTCGGCGAGATCGCCGGATCGGCTCTGAATGGTCGTAGCGATGATATCGCTGACCGAACTATTTGCGAATGCCATTTAGGCAGCCTCCAAATGATCTAGAGACGCTCACTCAACCCCGAGAATTGATCCTCTAGGATGGAGCGCCTGTCTGTCGCTTTGGTTGCCTGTTTGGCTCCGGGTGTAGAGCCGCGAACGCTTACCGCCGCAGCGCGCGCTGATTTGGCTGCTCGATCCGCCGCGACCCGCTTATCAATAGCGGTCGCATCCTGTAGGGATTTTTGCGAACTCTCGAACAATCCGTCGTCTAAACGCATCGCTTTCTTGTAGGCTTGGTCCAGCGAGTCCGCAGACCCGCCTTGTAGCAATCGGATCATTTCAGGCTTCAACGTCTCAAAATGCTCGTGTGTGGACGAGAATTTAGATATGTCTGCCTGCAACGCCCTATCTTCAGCGGCAGCGGCGGCGTCCCTTTCGGCTTGCCACTGCCCTCTGATCTGGTTTACCTGATTGGCCAGATCGCTATACCGAGCATCAACCTGTGGGTTGTTTTCGGGCGTTTCTGACGTACCAGATAAATCAATGCCATAATTGTGCGCAAGCTGCCGCAGATATGCAAGCTTCTCTTGCGGCGCGCTCGATCGCAACATGTGATCCGCCTCCAGAAGCGCCCCTGTCTC